GTTGTTTACCCATGGATTTGAAAATGATACACCTCCGGTAAATCTTATTGACTGCCCTTGTCTTCCTTCTATTTGTATATCACCAGGGCTAGAACCTATAGGGTTAATATCACCTCTTTCTCTAAAATTACCATTTTGAGTAAAATCTAGTTCGTTATCAGAATTAAGATCGGGGTAAAAATTATTATTAGTATTATTCCATAAGTTGAGGATATCGGTATAGTACTTTCTTGTCTTACCGGCAAAATCTTTATCTGAAGGAACAGGAAAATTAGTGACTTTAACTATCTCACCTACCAGTGGTACTTTTTTATAAAAGGTATTTAACTGATAGGCAAAAGGTAGTAAAGTGTATTCAGTATCACTTATATTAGAAGAAAGAGGTTTATAAAATACTCCATTGATAGAGATACCTCCTCCTTTTTCTAAATAAGAAGGATGATTTTCATCCAAGATAACTTCAATTACTCTACCGTAAGATATAGATGTTCCTGTTCTACCAGAGGTAGTTGGGTTAGAGGTAGTAGAAGCTATACTTCCTAATGATAAATTAAAAGCCATACGTATTATTTTTTATCTGAGGATTCGCTATCTTCGTTTACTTCTTGTATCTCTTCTTTGATTTCGTCTTGTTCATCTAATAAATCCTGTAATTCAGAGAAATCAAACATTTCTCCTTCACTTCCTCTTGCTTGTGCAGATTCAAGTCTTTGTATTACAGTAGCTAATTTTATTAAATGTTCATCATTTTTAACTCCAATTTCCATATACTCTTTAATCATAGGTACTAAAAGAGTAGCATCTCCTATATTCTCTATAAGAGGCTTTAATTCTCCTATCAATCCTTTTACTTGAGTTTTAGTTTCTTTAGAGTTATTATAGATTTCTTCAAAGAGATCAGATAGCTTTTTACCTTCAAAAATTTCTTTATCTGAGTTCATATCTTTTTATAATAAATAGATTACTGTTCTTTTATTACAATTCTCCCTTTTTCGTGGTATCTATAATATATTTCGTAGAAATCATCTTTAAGTACTGAGATAACTCTAGTAAGGTGTGGAGTTTCGCAGTCAGTCATTTCTCTAATGTAGATATATAAAGCTTTTTTCTTAAAAATATCTAAATCATATCTGGTTTTAAATATAGTTAAAACAGCATCAGCTATCTGTTTTTCACTCTCTTTGTTGAATAGTAAGTCTAATTTATCATATGTCCTTTCAATCCACATATCTAAAAATTGACTTAACGTTATATCTCCTACATTTTTAACTTTAATGCTACCTTCGTATGATTCCTCCATATCGTCGAAAGAACCTATCTGCTTTAATTTCTTATAATTTTTATTATTATAATTTATTAACCATCTTTTAACTATAGTACCAAAATACGAATATGCTTTTGCTCCATTAGTAGGATCAAATTTCATAATTTTTTCTTCTAAAAGCATCGAAACTACTTCGTGCTTTAAATCTTCTATGCGTTCTACATCTGTATAGTAGAACTTAAAGGTATGAATAATATTTTCAGCTAGTTTGTAAAAAGGAAAATATATATGTTTAGTAAATATCTTAGCTCGATAATCTGGATCTATCGATATATTGTATTTTACTATGTATTCTTCTGTTTCTTTTGTGAAGTAGTTATTACTACTCTTCTTTCTTGCCATAATTTTCGGGGAGCATATATCGGTTCAGCTCTTTTTGTACGTTTTTCATTTGCTCAAAAAAATAACCGACCTCATCATCTGCTTCGAATACCCCTTTTTCGTCAAGATTTTTTAGGTGCTTTTGTGAATCATTAATTAAATTAGATACTTTTTGTAAATA